CCAAAGAGCGGTGAACTTGCATTTGATAAGTTTATGCAGATGCTTGATATTTGGAAGAAGGAAACCCTGAGAGAATCCGTTGATAATCCTGAGTACGATGAAGAACTCGGCAAGAAGAACATTGGCGAAGCAACTGCCTGGGATAAGATTACTCACGTTAAAGACAAGAATGATGCCCAGAAGATTCACGGTATGATTGTTGATACGATGACTGCCAATCTTCTCCACAAGGTACACGATGCACTGAACGATACCAACAAGAAGAAGTTCGTTGCTGCCATTGATAAGAATGCGGCGGGACTGAAGAAGATGGTTGACTTCTCATACAAGCAAGTCAAATAGAAAAGCGGGGTTCCCCCCGCCTTAAAGTATTCTTAGAGTTTTGTTTTATTCTGTTGGCACAGATATTTATGGTGTATAAATAGAGTGTGGCAGATAAAAATTCCAACTTTGGAAGAATAACTTGACTTTATACTGATGTGAGGGTAGAATATATAAATTATGATTACTAACAAGATTTTTAGGCATAGAGATTTGGAATCGGCATTCGACGACCTGCCTGTTGAGCAGAAGTCGGGACTCCGTTTCTATCAGTCCCCCAATGATAAATGGCTTCCCAGTGTGACAACTGTGACTGGGTGGAGCAAGCGTGAGTTCTTCGCAGAATGGCGAAAGAAACCAGAAAACCGAAGAGAGTCTGGTAGATGCCTCAAGAGAGGCAATCAACTTCATAGTCTTATCGAAGATTATATAAACAATACCGAAGACTTCATCTCGGAAAGAGACCCTCAAAATATAGAACTGTTCAGACAGTTACAACCAGAACTTGACCGCATCGATAATGTCTATGCACAGGAAGTTCCTCTTTGGTCAGAAGCAGTAGGTTTGGCTGGTAGAGTAGATTGCGTAGCAGAGTTTGATGGTAAACTGTCCATCATTGACTTCAAGGGTAGTACGAAACCCAAGAAGGAAGAATGGATAAAGAATTACTTTCATCAAGCAACAGCATATGCTATAATGTTTCAAGAGAAGACAGGAACACCTATAAATAACATTGTAATACTTGTTGCAAACGAAGATGGAACAAATCAAGTATTCCAAAAAAACCCAATACATTATGTACAGGGACTTTACGAAGACATTAAATTATTTTACGAGGACAACCAATGAATCTAGGAATGGTTTCAAATTACGTTAAGGCTAAATGGTCAAAGGGTCTAACAGATAAGAAGGTTGATGTCAGCACAAAAGACATTCGACTCCTTAGTTGTTTTGGTAATGGAGATGACATTCCAGTGTGTCCTGGCTTACGTCCATCCGACAGAAAGATGGGTAAGTTTTATTGCGGTGAGTGTGGGTGTGGAGACAAAGCAACCACTTGGTTGAATGGAACAGAGGAAGAGTACACCAAACTTGACCACCCATATCTTTCGTGTCCTCGTCGAATGCCTGGATTCAGTGACTATGAAACAGCAAACAAAATCTCAGAGGACTTTGCCGAAAAGAGAAAGATGGTTATTGAGATGACTCTTGGTGGGAACATTCTAGAGAATAAGCAACTTATCCGTCCAGAGATGTCCGATGCAGAAAAAGAAGCGGAACGTAAAAAAGAGTTAGCAAAGAAAGCATCGGGAGGATGTCCATCCTGCGATGTAAAGGCAAAGGTTCGGGATGAAGTTGTAGAATGGTTACGAGTCAACGAAGGACGAGAACCAGACTTCAAGAATGAAGAGTACGCACAGAGGTTCAGAGAAATTTGGGGGAAAGACCCAAGAGTCATTGAAGCAAACCAGAACATTGCGGCACAGCACAAAGGCGAAGAAAAGCAGGGATGTAGTAGTTGTGCTGCCAAGAAAAAACTTCGTGAAGAAATCACGAAGGAATTTGCTGGTAAGTATGAAGGACAAGAACTAAACGAGAAAGTCACCAACGAGTTTAATAAAAGACTCAGAGAATCTAACGAGAGTAAGTGATGTGTAGTGTTGGTGCATAATCGGTAATAGTGCTTGCATCAGTTTCAAGTTTATCTGGGTCGGCTTCACTTGACACGATTGCAATAAATTGATGTCTATTCACACCTCCCGATGGGATGTGGTCATCTCGTAGTTTAATCATAAACCTCAAATAGTTATCGTAGTTTGCTCTTGCATCTTCTACCGCTTGAGTAAAGTCTAACTTTACGGCTTCCCCTGCAATTGCGGTTGCACGGCTAGCAGTAAACTCTGGATAAAGAGGGACAGAATACAATACCGATTGGTTCGAACCTGTCACACCATCACTGTAATCTAACCACTGTCCAGTACCACCAAAGTTATCACCTCTGTGTTCTGCGGTGGAACCCGTGAACCCCATTCCCTGATTGTCCCACCTGTTCACTCCGTGTGTTGGTCCAGTGGTAGATTCGAATCCTCTATATCCAACTCCTTCGTGAGCGTGTCCAGTCACTCCTGTCCCACTATGGTCATACTCATACCAAGTAGCATTTTCAGTTACTCTACCACCACCAACATTCAACATAGCGCCAGAGATTCCAGAGTTAGTTGTGCCTGGGTGGACTCTATGAAAGTCCCAATTGAATGTATTTGAACCTTTAATTGTATTTGATTTATAATAAATGAATCTGAACTGTGCGTCCACTAGTTTATCGCCAGCAGTAATTCCTGCTTTGTTTAAATCAAATACAAATAGGATTCTTGCGACATAACGCTCAGTAGTAGAACCTGCGTGGTCTTCTGGTATTAGAACGTCTGCTATGTTGCTAGTTGTCCAGTAACCGTGGGTACTACCTTGTGGGATTACTCCCTGAAAATTACCCGCATTATCAAAACCAGACACAAGACCGGCAGAGTCTGGTAGTTTTCTGTGTGGATTTTGATTACATATACTAACGTCCACATCAGGAAGTATTTGTGCGTAAATGTTTCCTTCGTGCGGAATACCGTAAGTAGAACCAGCAACTTGCCCACTTTCGTGAAGCATATGCTTAATGGCTTTTCTGGTACTATGTCTTGACATTTACACCCTCAAATTAAATAGTATCAACTACCAAGATATCGAACGATTGCATTGGCATTATCTGACACCAGCATTACTTTAGACATATTATCAATTTCAAGGAAGATGGAATCCATTTCTCTAAGAGGGAATCCGTGTGAGGTGAGTCCTTCTGGTTTATGAGAGTCAGCCCCACCACTTGCACCGACATAAACAAAATCAGTTGTTGCACCAGTGCTGAATGCGGTAATTCGTATACCACTCGACAATCCGTGATGTCCAAATGACATTCCTGCTACGCCTGGTTGGACACTACCATTTGTAAACCCACCACCATCTGGTAGATTAACAGTAATAGTTGGCATAGAAGCAATGGTGATTCCACCGCTGACTCCAACTAGAGTTGTCCTGTCGAGTCCAACATAACCAGTAACACCGACATCGAGGTGTTTGGAACTTCCGAATCCTGTTGCTCCATATGCACCAACTGTGCTGATACTAGAGTATGGTACTGTAACAGCACCAGTTACACCAACTGCGGTTGCTCCACGCGAACCAAACATAGCAATTCCAACATTTTCTTTAGTGACACCCGCTACACCGAGAATATAAACACTACCAGTCATACCAACTGCTGTGCCACCTGTACCGTATACACCAATTTGTGCGAATGGGGAGTTTATATTTGAAGTGATACCTACAATCAAATCCTGAACAACTGCATTGATAGTGAGACCTGCACTACTAACAATATCAACATTCATACAAGAACCGCCGGCGGCAGTCCCAATACAGCCCCAAACATCTTGGATGTAGTTTCCTACTGTGGTGGATGCGGGAATCTTTACTGGGTATGGACTTGTTAGACTTCCTATGGAAGGCTCGGCGCCTCCCCCGTCATAACCTAGTGCGTGGACTTGCATATGTCCAGTCGGACCAGCAGAGGTCAGAATTGATTCTGTTCGAATAACGTAAGTTTCCCCATCGGAACCCAATACGTTCATATTGTTGGTATCATTGTTGGCCATTATTAAACTCTCCTTGAGATTAGTTTACCTATTATGTATAAATATTATTGCATCACCCCAGAGATATGGTATCATTATTGAGTAAAGGAAATACAGTATGATTTTTGAAGACTCTGACAATTTCGCATCCCAAGTCGAAGATTTCGTAAGAAAGAACGGCGGTGGATATATTGAGGCTGTACTCTCACTATGCGAAAAAAATAACATTGAACCACAGGTGGCAGCAAAATTTCTAACCCAACCAATTATCGAGAAACTAGAAAACGAAGGTCAAGAATCCAATCTGCTCCCCAAAGGGGCAAGATTACCTCTATGAACGGATACGAGGCTTTCTGTATTTATCTAGGTTTGAAACTGCACTTCACAAGAGAATCCTACGACTACTTCAAGTTCAATGGGAAAACGAAGTCCTCGGTGAGAGTCTATGAAAATCGGAAAGACCGATTCTTCTTTGACAAACTAGCCAAGAAGAAGGGAAAGGATGTCTTCGGATTCCTCGTCTCTAATTTTGTGGCAAGAGGAGACTTCTGGGTTGGTGAAGCGATGGATGATGAGGCAGAAGGTATCTTCACGGATTGGAAACGCCGAATGCAATCTCTCACAATGGTCTTCACTGAAGATATTGGAAAAATTCTCAAAGAAATGTCAAGTTCTGATATGCATTTTGACGATATATTTGTATCGGAAGAGGGAAGACATCCATTGTTGATGAGGCTGGTACTGAGGGAAGATATCAGTATTGAGACATTCATTATTATGAATAAGATTCTTGGCTTTATGCAACAGTTTGACATCGATATGAATGACGACCTGTTGTGGGAAGAACTTCGCACAAAGTGCCAGAACTATGAACCATTTGTGGCGATTAAAGACACAACAAAACACCGAAATATTCTAGTAGAAAAGATTCAGGATTACTCTTGACTTTCGTTCTACATAGACTATACTTTACAAGTAATCAAATACCCCGTACACAACGTACACAAAACAAGGAGATACGCAATGGGATTCAATGATATGAAGAAGAAGTCAGCAGGTGGCTTCGACAAACTAACCTCAGAAATGAACAAGTTGACAACTAAGAGTTCAGACTCTTATAAGGACGACCGATTCTGGAAGCCAGAACTCGACAAGTCCAGTAACGGCTATGCCGTGATTCGATTCCTCCCCGCCTGTGATGGAGAAGACATCCCTTGGGCTCGTCTTTTCACTCACGGATTCAAGGGTCCTGGGGGTTGGTATATCGAAAACTCTCGCACTACCCTTGGTGACAAAGACCCTGTTTCAGAAATGAACACTCTGCTTTGGAACAGTGGTCAGGACAGTGATAAGGACATTGCTCGCAATCGCAAGCGCCGTCTATCTTACATCTCCAACATTCTTGTGGTGAGCGACCCTGCAAATCCACAGAACGAAGGAAAGATTTTCCTCTACAAGTATGGAAAGAAAATCTTCGATAAGGTGAACGAAGCAATGAACCCTGAGTTTGAAGATGAAACTCCAGTAAATCCATTCGATTTCTGGGAAGGTGCAAACTTCAAGTTGAAGGTTCGTAAGGTTGCAGGATTTATCAACTACGATAAGTCTGAGTTTGAGTCTACGTCTCCCGTTTATGATGGTGACGATTCAAAGTTGGAGGAACTTTGGAAGACTCAGTATGCCCTTACCGAGTTCACTGACCCGTCCAACTTCAAGTCTTATGAAGAACTTAAGACTAAGTTGAACAAGGTTGTAGGAAACGACATTCGTAGCACTGGTGATGACTTTGCTCGTGCTGAACAAGTTGCCTCTCCCCCCAAGTCTGATGTCTCGTCGTCATCAGCCGCTGAAGCACCCGTCGTTGAAGAGGATGGTGAGTCCGGCGATGCCCTCTCGTACTTCGAGAAGTTGGCAAACGAAGGTTGACCATAACTTTCGTAAATCGATGAGAAAAGGGGACTCTTTCGGGAGTCCCCTTTTTTTGTTATCGTTTTCGTGTCATCAAGTCATTAAGAGTGTTATCACGGTCACGGGTCATTATGTCAGTGTAAACGTGTTGACTGTTGTTTACGGTATTGTTCATTGTCTGTGCCATATTCAATCCCTTGTTTTGACCAAGACTTTCCATAGCCATCAAATCTCTTGCTTGTCTATTTTCTCTTACCATATCCAAGTTTGATGTTTGTGCCATTGCAAGTCTACCCGAAAGGTCTATCTCGGGAATCGCATTGAGTTCTGTAAGTTTACCTGTCAGTTCTCCGATAGAGTCCGCAAGGTTCTTTACTGATTCTGCATTCTTGTCGAGCATTGACGCAATCGTGGGACTTCCCAATGACTCGAACATTTGGTCGAAGAATTTAGTGGGGAAAGTAGCATTCTGGAATGCGAGAATCTTTACCATTCCTGCTGATAATTTTCCGAGTGCAGGACCAATGATTGCTATTTGTGGTGCAACGGCAGCAATTCTTTCGAGAATTTGAATTGGGTTAATCTTGGGTTCTTCCTCGATACCAAGAAGTCCCTTGAACCATCCCGTTACGGCTCCAACTGCTCCACCAACCAAGTCTCCGATACCCATCATCTTCTCTGGTGCGTTACCCATAAAGGCTTTGATTGCACCACCAAGTCCTGCAACCACTCCGATGGTTTCGTTCATAGTGGCGGAGTCAATTTGCAAAGCACCAAAGGCTTGAAGAGAATCCATCAAGTCATAGATTCCTGCGGCACCTTCTGCGATGTCTGCTCCAACTTCACCGAACGATGTCAACGCACCAAGCATATCCATTGGAGAAGCGGCGGGTTCACCACCAAACCATCCAGATACCCAGTCAGCAGCCGAACCAACCACATTACCTACACTGGATGCAACTCCTCCTGCTACACTCAGTGCAAGGAACGCTGCCAAGGCAGCCGTGACAGCAATAATACCACCTGCGGCTCCTAGTAGTCCCGAACCACCCACGGAACCAAGTTCAATAAACTTGTCTATGATGTTGACCATAAAGTCGCCGATTGCACCGACAACCATTGAGATTGCAACACCAATATACATCATTCCTTGACCGAAGAATTCTGCGGCTTTACCAAACAACATAAACGCTGCCGCAACTGGAATCAGTGCGACACCGAGTGCGGCGATTACCGCTGTACCGATTAGAATCGGGACGGCTGCGAGTGACATTATACCAGCGACAACTGCAAACGCTGCCAAAGCACCAAGTCCAATGAACACGCTGGCAAAGTCAATGTCTGAGAACATACCAAGAGCGAACGAGAACGGTATGAGTGCAACACCAAGTGCGGCAATCGCAACACTACCCAATATAATTTGGGTAGAGAATTTACCAAGTACTCCTGCCGCAATTGAGAACCCAATCAGTGCAAGACTTCCAAGACCAACACCCTTCCAGTCCACATCTGAACTGAACGAAGCGAGTCCGAACACGAATAGTGGAAGTGCAAGTCCGAGCAATCCAATTGCAAGGATTCCCTTGAATACTTTTGCGTCCCCGAATGCACCAATACCTTTGGCAAGACCAGTGAGTAGTCCTTGAATTCCTTTACCAAGTGCTTTACCTGTCTTCGCAATCGCACCAAGGAAACCACCACCGTCACCGCCACCTTCTGCTTCTCCACCACCTTCACCGCCGCCAAGTGCGTTGATGAGTTCATCGTGTTGTCTTTCTTCTAATCTTCTTTCTTCGCCAGACTCTTCCTTTTCGTCGGAAGCATCGTCCTTCATATTGTTCATCATATCGAAAAGGTAGCCAGGGCTTCGAACTCCAAGTCCCTGAACAATGTTTTTGTTCAGTTCCCGAAGTTCACGAACTTGTTCTTTTGCCTCTTCTGCTATTTGTATTAAGAATGGGTCATCCTCACCCACGCCCGCACTCTTTGCCATTGTAACTGCGTAATCTGCCGCTTCGTTTTCTTCGGCTTTCTCGACGTTATCTTGCTGTTGTTGTTTTGCTTTTTCGAACCTACCACCGACTGCTTGTTTTGCTTCTTTGGATTTTCTTCGAGAACGAATCATTATACCAGCAGTCTTGCCAAGAATACCACCACCAAGAATGTTTTCTGCAAATTTGTCTACTGAAGGAAGTGCGTTTTTGATTTCATTCTTGAGAGTATTGGTAAATCCTGCTACCTGTCCAAATCCTTCATCCATATTTTCAGCGATGAAGTCGAGTCTCTCTGCTTCTTTCTTATCAAGTTTATGAGCAGACTTCTTGATTGCAAGCATTTCACCACGAATGGTCTGTGCTTGCTCCAAGTCAGCAGACATTAGTTCCTGAGACAACTCAAGCATTCTTGTCTCAAGCATCGAACCCATTTCAGTCTGCATAGGTTCGAATTGTTCAATACCCTCACGCATAGTGCGGATATTCTTTTCTGCCATTGTTGCTATGTCAAACTTTGTTCTGTCCGCCCACTTCAGTGTTTCACGGTAAGCGGCATTCATATCATCACTAAAACCAGCAACCGAATCTCTTCGTGCATCCATAAACTGGTCAAGGGATGACTGCATCCCCATAGAGTTTTGTGCAACCTTTTCGAGAGAACTTAAATCAAATCCTCTGAAGAGATTCTGCAAATCTGAAGCGGCATCATCAAACTTAGACGCTGGCTTCTCGAACTTTGCTACGCCTTCGTCTAGTTTCTCTGATACTCGTTTTAATGTTTTGTCTTCGTCTGCCATTGAGATTATCTTCGCCTTGCTGAGTTAATTTGACCCTGTTCCTTTTCCAGTCTTTCGTTTTCTTTCTCAACGAATTCGTTAAGAAGGATTATGTAGATGTCCCTCTCCCAAGGCATTAATGATTCAATCTCGTTCAAACTCCAACCGTGATGCTGTATCATAGCGAAGTTAGACTTCATCATACTAATCAGGTTTATGTGAGAGAGGGCGAGCCGAAAAAATCGTTGAGTCCACTAATTTCAATCTTGTTCTTGTGGTTGTCCTTGGGACAAGTCCACTCAATATCGTGCTTTAGTTTCGGCATATTTTCAAAGAATTCGGTTACCTTCTTAAACTGCTCCTGTGGGAGAGAGTCAATAAATTCGTCTAGTTCCTTTTTGGTGAAATCGTTGTAAACTTGTTCACCATCATAAACGCTTTCGATGCATTTGCTGATAGTGTCAAATATAAATTCTGGTTTAGATTCGTCTCCTGGCTTCATCTCTGACATCATATCCAAGGTTGGATACTTCATCTTGATTCCAATGTCACTTGTCAGAGAGATGTTGAAGTCTACTTTCTTCTTGGGAAATACTACTCCAACCTTTTTCAGGTCTAGTTTCATCTTTACGGGTTCCCCGCACTTTTCACACTTCAAATTGAGTTCAACTGTGTCTTCAACAGACTTGATTCGAAGTTGCAGAAACAGATACTCTACGTCAAACATAGGAAGAGTGTCTACTTTGAGTTTTCCGTCTGTACAGTTTTGAATGAGATTCTTGACTGTTCGGATAACTTCTTTCTGTTTTCCGCTTTCCATAGCCATCAGAAGAAGTTTCTCTTCTTTGACTAGGAATGGACGATAACTTACTTTCTCACTAGTGGAGGGAAGTGTCATTTCATATGTGGGTGTAGCAATTTTTGGTAAAGCCATAATTTAATTCTCCTAATTATTTAAAGTTCTGAACGAGGAATTTCTTGCCATCTTCTGAAAGCAAATTCTACTTCCTGTTTCATATATGTATCTCTTTGGTCATAACCAACTTCAACTTCACCCAGGCTTTTGGGGAAGCACTCTTCAACACGAACGCCGTAGATTGCCTTTTTGTCTCTAGTTTCTCCATCGGACTGTTGTGCTGGATACTGGAATACATAAATGTCACAGGTGTAATCATCATAGTATGCCCAGTCACCGCTCTGTCGGTCGTGGATTATGTTATGCCAGTTTTCGAAAATAGTTCTGAGTCCCATCTCTTCGTCCATTCTGAAAGTGAGTCCGAGGTCACCAGAATAGATTCGTTCATAAGCAAACTCACGAACAGGACCATATACTCGGTTTGGTTGTGTTCCTAGAGAACCAGCGGGAAACTTAGCGGCTTCACAGTGAATGATGAGTTCTCTGGTTGTCGATTGGTCAGCATTAGAGGCTTGGAGAACAGTGTTCCAACCAGGTCCTGCAAACACCACCTCATATAGATGAGGTTTGACGATTCCACGGAATCCTGCTTTCCAGTCACTGACACTATTTGGTAATTGTGGTGAACCCATTAAGACATTTCCTCCCTGAGAGTATTTTCCCAGATAGCCGTTTTACCTTGTTTCTTAAATCTCTCTACGGGGAGATTAATAGCAATCGGCCAGTCCTCTGCTGGTATATTTATAAGTTTTCCTTGAATTTTTTGCACTTTATATCGGCGAAAACAAGACTTGAATATCTTCCACTGACTATTGTTCTTCATTCTTCCATATGGCAACATAATTCTGTTGTTCTGTCTGTATTTCTGAAGAAGTAGAAACATCTTCAGTCTTCTTTGGGGTGGGAGGTAGTGGAAGTTAATACCAAAAAATGTATCTTTCTCTCTGCTTAACAATAATACCAGAGGGAACGTATCGTAGAAAGGAAGGGTTGCTCTGTACTCTGGTTGGTTATAGAAGAAGAAGTACATTTGACCCAAGAATAATCTAGACCTGCTTCGAGTTGGGTCAGATGCTATCTGGTCGCGTATCTGGTTCATCTCCCCTATTTTTGTATTTCGGTTTATTAACTGCCTGAACCCTTCCCAGTTGTCCTTACCTACACCAGAATCCTCTCGCAGTTTGTGAAAGGATTCGAAAATACTTGAACCAGTTGTTATTTGTTTAGCCACCTGTGAATAGTTCCTTCTCTGTTAGTATCTGAAACTTCCATCCTCTATTCTCAGCAAACTCTTTGGCTGCTTTCCACTTTGCACTATTGATACCCCAAGTTTTGACTTCGTTGATGTACCGTTTTGTTCTTCTCTCTGGTCTCTCTGGAGGACTGCATTGTTTCTTTGGTTTAATTTCAATGAGTCTAGTCTCGACAAATCCACCTTTGTTCTTTGTTTTGATTATGAAGTCAACGAAGTAACGATGATACCTGTTGTCTATGGGAGATTTATATGGAATAAATAGTTCTTCAGAACCCCATTCAATGATGGCATCTTTCTGGTCACAAAACACCATAAAACGGCGCTCCCACAACGAACGATAAATAATATTAGTTGGGTCGCCGATGTACTTCTGGGGATTTTTCGGTTTGAATTTTCCTTTGTATGGCATATATACTATGTAGTAGAAATCCAGCAGGAGACTTTAATGGCAACAAATAACGTCAAATTCCCAATTGACTTGGTAGATTCACCAGAACACCATCACTA